TCAGTCATAACTATTTCCACCATTGTGGCCACCGACTAATGATGCACGGTTAATCGCTGTTCCACCGTCATCTTTAGACATAGCCCGCATAACAGCCGTAGTGCCAAACCGCTTTCTAAGCTCGTCCACTACCTTATCGATTTTGTTGGTTTTAATCTGCGTTTCAGGTTGTGCGAATAGATCTAGTTGAATGCCGACATCATCAACCAGTCCACCGTAGTCTATGCCAATATGACGAATGACTTCACCTTGCCAATACTTCTCAAATAGCTCAATCATTATCTTCATAAGCGTTCGTGTATCGTTTGTGGGACTAATTCGCATTTGTTTTCTAAATCCGTGACTACCACGCTGCTCACTTTCAGCAAAAGAGTAACCGATTGATAAACTTACAAGGCTTGTTTGTTTTTTGTGGGATCTAATTCGTGATGCTACTTGATCAGCCATTTCACGAATAACGATTTCAATCTCTTCGCGTTTGCGATAATCACGTGGTAACACCTGTGAATTACTATATGACTTACTCTTTGGAACAACCTTTTCGGTTAAGTCAGAACGGTCAATCCCCCATGATAAGGCATACAACTGCTCACCCATTAGTCCCATTTTTGATCTAAAAATATAAGGGTCTTGATGTGCTAAGTCATACATCGAATTGATACCCATATCATTTAATTTCTTTGCCGTCCGCCTACCAATGCTCCATATATCAGTGAGTTCAGTTATTGGCCATAATTTCTCAGGTACGTCTTCATAGTGCCATGTGGCCATTAAGTTATGCACTTTCTTCGCTTCGATATCCAACGCTATTTTAGCTAATACTGGTGAGTCACCGATACCAACGGATAAGTAGATGCCAGTCTCATTTTTCACACGCTCTTGTATTGTTCGAGCTAAGGCTTGTGGTGAGTTACCAAAGAACTCCCATGTATCAGTAACATCTAGAATAGATTCATCTATCGAATAAGGTAGTACCTTATCTTCAGTTGTATACTCACGATAGATGCTATTTATTTTCAGGTTCTCTTTAATGTATAAGTTCATCCGTGGCGGTGCGATGATCAAGTTTTTATCCTGTGGCACATCACGTTGTCGCATAACATTGCTCACGCCTAGTTTCTTCTTAGCCATTGGGGACGCAGCAAGTACCAGACCCCCGTTTGTGTTTTCCTGTTCAGACATCACAACCAGTATTGACTTTAAAGGATTAAGCCCCCGCTCTACGCTCTCAACACTTGCATAGAAGCTCTTTGAGTCAATCAAAAAGAACACACGGCGTTTCTCTAAATTGTAGTCGTATTCAGTCTTTCCCATGCCATCGCCTCGAACAGTTGTTGTATAATTCATTATACGAACAAACGTTCTTATGTGCAAGTTTCTAATTGGTTACAAACAAAAACGACCTACATCAGATATAGGTCGTTTATATTTATCCAAAAACCCAGTGCTTAATCATAAATGTGGAGAAATTATAGAACATATCTTCAAACATGTTCCAAGTAAAGGGATAATGAGTTTTCTTATTGTAGAGAAAACTATGATTAAACACTGGGTCAGCGTAGATACGCTATAAATAAATTTATCACACTATTGTATTTTTTTCAAAATATATTTATTTTCAACAAAAAAAACCCAACCAGATTATCCAGTTGGGTCTTTTAGTTTATTTAATTTTGTAAAGCGTTGACCTTGGCTTGTGCGTCTACCAATGCTTGTTGCGCTTTAGCAAGTTCGTCGGCTTTAACCGCCGCTTCATTGGATGCCTCTTCTTGGTCGGCCGTCATTTGCGGATAAGTCTTTTCTAACTCACTAATCAAAAGTGCATATTCTTTTTCAATCGCATTCTTGATTAGAGTTTCATCTGCATATGATAGCCCTAATGCTGATAACGCTTGCTTGACGATATCAATGGCACCAGACTTCTTCGCTTCGCCCTCTAAATATTGAGTCACACCTAACTTTTGCATGGCTACGATTGCAGCCTTAGCAAGTGGTGATAGAACGTTAATCAACGTTGTGGCTTTGCTATTACCAGTAATGACTTTGCCAATCCAACCACCAATGATTGGAATAGCTGACAAAGCAACTGCGATAACAACATCAGAAAAACTATTTACTTGCATTTTTTAACCTCATTTATTTGATTGTCGCGAACGACTTCATCAGCCAGACTGGTTCACCGTTCATTTGCACTTCAACAGCCGTGGCTGTTTGACTTAGTACCTTGTAACTGCCGTCAAGTGTGAAGTATTCCATACGTCCGTTGTTGCCTTGGATCGTTTGATTACGTAGCTTGTGGCCGTACTTGTCGGTCAAAGTAATAGCACCAACAGGCATGTAGTTATTGTAGTCGACGACAGGAATGCCCATGTCTTTGTTGACACCGTAATACTTGCCCTGCCACTTCTTCCAAACGTCCGCTACATACACGCCGTTAAATGTCGCATATTGCGTTTTATCGGCTGTAGCTTTTGGCTGTTCTTCAGTTGGTCGGTTAGTTGGTTTAGCTACATCTTCAGCTGGTGTGTTGTTGTCTAATGAGCCCACAACCATAACGTTACCGTCTACACCGAAGTGATTATCAGCATATTGCCAAATCTTGACGTTGCTCATACTTGGGAAGTAAGCCATGTTTGGGGTCGCTTGATGTGACGTTGTTGGATAAGCAGCCACCCACAATGCGTTAGGATAACGTGCATTAATACGTGACACATCAATGTGCTGATTCATGTAGTAAGCACCAGAATAAAGCATTGGCTTAAATCCAGCAGCGTAGATGGCGTCCATGAACGTCAAAATAGCCGTGGTGTTATTGGCCTTGTTAGCGCCAGCCCCTGCTTCATAATCCAATGCAATGTAACTACCCTTGGCTAATCCAGCGTTTTGTGCGTCTTGTACAGCTAGTTGTGCGTGATAACTCGCTTCACTAACTGAATCACCAAACTCACCCCAGAAATAACCACCAGTTTGCATACCAACTGTATCGGCGTTATGAATTTGTGCGTAGGCTTTAGGATTCACGTAATGGCTACCCTCACCGCCTCCTCTTCCGCCGACTTTAACAATTGTGAATTTGTCACCAGCTTGTTTAAATGAGCTGAAGTATTGTGTTGTACTGTTTTGGTGGCTCGATACATCAATACCAAGCGTATCAGCTGATACAGCGCCTGCACCATAATAAAAGCGACTACCGCTGATGCAGTAATCGCCAATTGTTTTAGCTTATTAAATTGTTTCACTATTTTTCTCCTCTCTCGTGGTCGTGTTCAATAACTTCGATTCGAATATCATGGCCATTGACACGATTTTCCAATGTATCTAGCTTATTTTTATGCTCTTTGAGTAGATCGGTTTGAAGACCAACATTAAAGGTTAGCCCATCAATTGACTTACTCAATGGCTCAATCATTTGTTTGAACGTGCTTTTGAATAAGTATAAAAACGCCCCAAGCACTACCGCACCCGCTCCACCTATCTCTCCGATTAAAATTAAGGTTCGCTCCATACTCATGCACCTGCTGGTGCGTCATCTGCGATAAGCGCTTGAATTTTCTTCTTAGCTGCTGCTTTGATGTCATCTTCTGATGATGTCAAACTAACGCCGTCTTCTGGTGTCACCTGCAAATTACCATTCAAGCTATTTGGAAACGTTCCTGCGTTAAATGAAACTGACGCGTACTTCAATGTCAACTTTCCGTCAACGAAACTAAATTGTAAATCTCCAACTGTCATATTCATGATTATTTCTCCTCTTCTTCTTTGGCTTGGTTCTCGTACTGCTCAACAAGTGACTTGTACTGTGCATTTTTCAAAGTCAAGTTAGCGTTCTCTTGTAATAGCGTTTGTACAATTGAGTTTAAATCTGGTTTCATTTTATTTACCTTCACTTTCTAATTCTTCAATGCGTTCTTTTAATTCTTTGACTAACGGTATCAACAATAAAGCGACACGGTCATAGTTAATTCCCTCAACTTCGTTATTTTCGCCATACTGAACTAGGTATTCTAACCCAGCGTCACGCAAATCTTCGGCAATCATACCAAAATAACGTTCATTAGAGCCGTTCTCCTCATGTTCATGTTTATCAAACCAAGTTGATAGTGGTACTTCAATTAACTTTAATGAGTCATCTATCGGGATATTATTTTTAATATCAAGCTTATACTTGCGTGCTGATGATGATCTAACCAATGCACCGTCTGCGGAGACTACAACGTTAGCTGAACTAGAAGTCGTCCTTGCATAGGTTGATATAGAATGGAAATAACTAGCATCAATATATACTCTATCTCCGTTTGGGTAAGCACCGGTGCTATCTGAACCAACATATATATATGGACTGCCTCCTATACCGTTCGTATCGAACCGTGCGCCCCCGGAAATTATGACACCTTGTTCCGCTCCACCTATTTTAGTCGCCATCAATTTATTGTTATTGTTAGATTTACCTATACTTAACCCAACAAATTTTTCGATACCCAATGGCGCGTCAGCCGATCTGTCACCATATCCGTTGATAGACATCGTCAAAGAATCTCTTGCTGTAATCAAAGCACCCATGCCGTTCCACAGCAAACTCCTATTTGATATTTCTAAATATGGATTTGTTTGGGGACTAAACGTAGTTGGTTCAATTAATTGCAATTTACCTTGTGTCAGTAATGCTCTAGTATCACCATTGGCTGTAGAAATATATCCTTGATCGATATTAATATCTGTGGTGTAATCAGAGCTGTTAATTCTACCCTTTTGGAACACGACTGAGCCGGTATTAAGATTGATGTTCAGGTTAGCACCAGAAATAGCACCAGATACAATGTTATTAGCGTTGATATTAGTAATATTAACTTGAGTACCATTAAGCGTACCAACAGTAACATTTGAAGCGTTAATATTTTTGAAGTTACCACCTTTTGCATAAAAATCGCCTGTAACGGTTGTATTACCATCTAATACAATATTCTTACCGGCAATTTGAACACCAGAACTATCTTGGTTGATTAAACTAATAATCTTGCCGTTGTTGTCGGTCAATGCTGAACTTATCTGTGATGATGTCTGTTTCTGAATACTTGAAGCTAACGTGCTACCTGTGATGATAGACGTTTTGCTCAACGCTGTTTGGAAGTCAGATGAGATGTTACCACTTGAATCACGAACAAAATTAGATACGCTATCTGCGGTTATTTTAACTTGCGCTAGGGCTGCGTTGTTGTTGTACGATCCAGCAACATAGTCACTAACCGTCGTTCCATTCACCATTATTGGTCTAGTTATACCAACATAGCCACCACCGTTTACCCATAGCCATAAGTTGACATATACCGAACCGGTTGGAACAGAAATATTATTGTTAACAAAACGTCTATTGCTCCCATCAGGCGTATATGTCCCCAAATCTATACTAGTTTCAGCACCGCTATCATTATAAAAAGTAAGCCCTTTACTATGTGTAGTTGTCTGAGATTGACTCGCTTCAAAACTGATTGATAGAGATTTCATCCCAGATATGTTGATCTTTTCGGATAAAATAAACCCTTGAAACGTAGGCTTTAATTGCAGAACTCTATTGAGACCGTTATAGATAGACGTAGAATAAAAATTTTTATCAATTTGAGCAAAGTTTTTTCCGAAGTACCACCCTTGCATATCGGGTGTAAATTCTGTATTAAATAAGAGATTCGTTTGCCCCATTGTATTGACAATCTGTTGCAATTTAGAAACCGTTGTGGAAGCTCCATCAGCAGTTGCTTCAACCTTTGTGAATCTTGTATTTAGTTGTGAATTATTATTGTCATAATCAGTCTTCGCAACTTTTAAGGCAATATTTTCAGCGTTTTGTGAGATTGCTGATTCTGCTGCTTTAACTCGTTTATCATTGCTTGTCTGATAATTACCAACCGTAGTAACTACACCATCAGCGGTGGTTTGAGCTTTAGCAACAGCTGTGGTTAGATCGCCGGTTTTCTTATCATAATCAGTTTGTGAGACCTTAGTCGCTACCTGTTTCGCTGTCGCTGTAATATCAGCCTGCGCTTGACTGATTCGTCCGTCTGCATTGGTTTTATAATCACTAATTGCCAATGCTGCATTATCAGCTGTCAATTGTGCCTTAGCTACACTAGCATTGTTGTTGTAGTTACCTTGTACATAGGTACCAACTGTAGATGAGAACACTATCATGGGTTGAGATAAAGAGGTAAACCCTGAATTCCATACACCTAACGATACATAAGATACGCCGGCAGGTATGGTAATATTTTCAACTTTGGTGTAACCACTAGAGTTTTTTGAACCTCCTGATATTTCATTGCCGATTGTATTCGGCACGTTTATTATGTTACCGTTTGCGTCTGACGCATTTAGGTATGACCAATAAGATGTTCCCGCACCTTTAACCATCGAGTAGGACACAACCATTCCTGGCGTTACTGCTATAGGCGATGACTGTAGTCTTGAAAACGGTACCGTTGAAGGCGCATACACGTTCGAGCCATTTGCGGGGGCTGTTAACCCGTAGGGTAACATTTTGGTTTGTAAACCTCGGTCATACCAACCAGACATGTCTGGAGCAAACTCACTGTTTACAATCTGGTTAATTTGTCCAAGGCTATCAACCTTAGTAACAGTTGCATCAAAGCCATCTGCGCGTTGCTGTAGTGTGCTGATTGACCCATTAGCCTTACCCAAGTCTGTCTGTAAGTTGCTTACCGTGGTCTTAGTCCCATCGGCATCACTTTCAATGGTGGTCATGCGGGCATCTTGCTTAGTGTTATCAGACTTGATGGCCACAATATCTTGCTTACTGGTGTTGGCCGTAGCTGTAGTTGTGTTAAGGTCAGTCTGTAATTGACCTGTCTTAGTGTCAAAAACCGTCTGACTAACCTTAGTAGCTAACCCGTTTAACGCTTGCGTGGCTGTTGATTGGGCTGTAGTAATCTTGCCATCTGCATCCACTTTGTTTTGGCTGATTGTACTAGTGATACTTGATGCTGTATCATCAATCTTTTTATTAATGACCCCATCAGCAGTTGTAGCAGCGTTAATGGCATCAGTTTTAGCCGTATCAGCATACCCTTGCGCCTTTGTGTCTATGTCTGATACTGCTTGATTACGAGCCGATGCCTCGCTAGCAATGCTTTTCGTTAACTCTGTTTTAGCATCAGACAAGGCGTTCTGCGCTCGACTGAATAGAGACGTTGCTTCACTCTTAGCATTTGCCTCTGCTGTACTAGCTAGTGACGCTGCCTGTGACTTTGCCGTTTCAATATCAGATGACAGACCCTGCTTCACTTCATCAGTGTGTGCTTTTGCTTGTGCGACTGCGTCAGTGACAGCATCAGCTATTTTCTCTTGCGTGTCCGAATCTACCGGTTCAACCCATTCTCCATTAACAAAAACCTTAATACCGGATTTGTCACCGTTTACCCAAAACCAAGTGTCACCTTCTTGCGGGTGTGATGGTTCAACACTACCATAGTAGTTTGTACTCTTGCCATTTGCACTCACAGCCGCTGCGTCCGCTTGATTTTTAACAGAGATAATCTTGTCTTGTAAATCAGATAACTGTGTTCTGGAACTATCAGCGAACGACTGTTTAGCTGTCCCAACCGTCATTTTAGTAACTCTATCTAAAATAGGGTCGTAATGCAATTCGTTGACAATAGCTGTGATGTTCACACCATATTCTGGAACATAAACGGTCACAGTATCGGTTAGCGACACACTTTCTAAGTTTTTGAACTTGTCCTGATAGTCTGCACTATCCTGTAAACTTAAAACATCAATGTCAATTGTGACTGTCGGTTTGTCTCTGCCTGTGTTAGCGCTTTGAGTAAACCAGCCTTTTGCCGCAGCATTTAGATCAGCTACCGTCTTGATAGTGTCATCAGTAAATTCAAGTGGTAGTGTATAAATCTGTTCGTAACTGTTGATATATTGCGAATCAACCGGTGTCCCTTCCAACATTGTGGTTGTTTGGTCATCGTTCTGAACTGACTTAGTTGGAATGATACGTGTTACCAATGAACTTATGTCAACACTATATTTCAAACCAGCTATATTCTTGCCAAGTCTAAAAGTCGCAACATTATCACGACCACGTCTATTAAACATGGCTACTCGCCTGTTCTCGCGCTTTAACTCACCACCCCATATCTGTAAGAATGAGCCGATTGTTCCCATGATGGCTTCCATAGGATTTACGTAATTGAACGATGTTGTTGACGTTGTTGCGATATCAGAATAAAAGGTAAAAACAGATGGATTAACAATCGCATTTTTAAGCGCAGTCATGAACGCTTGCCCATTACCAGAAGCATTTAGGTGTTTGACAATGTTGTGTGTTAGATCATACGTAATCGAATCAGCTTCAATTGTCACTGCATAACCACTGATGTCAAGTTCCGTGCTAACAATTCTGAAAGCATGAACATCGTCTCGTTGGTTAGGTTTAGCTAGAATAATACGACCAACCGATATATCAGCATATCTCACACCAGATACTGGATAACTAGCCGTTAATTGCAGTAAGCCGTTGCGTTGTTCCGCGACATCGGCGTCATAAATTTCAACAAGTGAGCCAAGACCTTGTGATGTGAAATCAATCTCATCTTTTTCATATAAAATTGGTGTCATAGAGTCCTCCATCTTGGTTCAACTGTTACTGTTCCTGCGCTTACTGATACTGTGTTCGTGCCTGGTTTTAATACCGGGAACGGGCCAATCGCCATTTTGGCATTCTCGTTGATGACTGTCGGACCATTCACGCGCCACACCGTCTGCAAAGCTGAATCAAGTTCGATACTTGCCGTCACACCTGTCAACTTTGTTACAACACCATTCACTGTCAGGTTAATATTGCCGTTACCTGTGATGATGAAGTGCGGCTTTGCTGTATACGCTTCTGGGTTGGTCAATGTTAGTGAAGTTCCCGTCACATTGGCAACGTTGAGCAGGTATTTAAATGGTGCCGCACTCACTTTCACACGATAAATACGTGTTGAAGAGAAAATTAACGGTCGCGTGATATCCACTACGTCTGTTCTGACGATTTGATACTGATAATTCTCATCAAAGTAGAACGTTGCTGGTACATATTTCCCTGTGTCTAGCGCGATTAGTAAGGCAACGTAGCGTGACTTGCGTTCTGCTTCTGTATCTGCTGTAATCGAGAACTCAAACGTAAATTCTCGGTTATCATAGTTACCATCATCAAACAAAATAGCCCGATCAAGTCCGACCGCGCTATCGTTTAATGTTATTTTTCGTTTTGGTATTGTCGTGTCGAACCAACTTGTAATGACTGCATTATTGGCTGACCCAATAAAACCGTTGATATTAAAATCTCCGCGTCTCATTAACTACCTCCTAATGCGCGTGCCTTTGAATTTTGTGCGCGTGTGATACCGTCAGATACCGCGTCTGTAATCTTCTTAATCGTCTGTGCTGACGTATCAGCCAACACTTGAATTGTGATCTGATAAGTATCACCACCTAGTCCGCCTGTTGCTTCTGCGATACCCTTACCAATACCGCCAAGTGTCTTAGCGTTAAGTGGTAGTGCTGCTTCGGGTCCAGCTTCACCGACACCGTTGTAGCCACCGGGTGCTGCAAACATGGTTGGCTTAGTGAAAATTCCACCCTTTGCGTACCAGTTGACACCAACGTGCGGAATTTGTCCCTTGAGCGGATTAAATGAACCTTCTAGTGAGAAGTGAGGCAATGGAATATGTGGGATGCTGATAGCCGGGAACGACAAGTGAAAATTGAACAACCCCTTAATCGTGTTGACGATGCCAGAAATGACACCCTTAGCCGCTTCAATTGGTCCAGTCATCGCTGACTTGATACCGTTCCAAACGCTTGTTGTCACTGAACGAATACCGTTCCAGACACTACTTACTGTGCTACTGATTCCGTTAACTACTGATGAAATAGTTGACTTGATGCTGTTCCAAACACTAGAAGCAACTGACTTCACAGAGTTGAAGACACTTGACGTGACAGATACAACGGTGTTCCACGCGCCTGATACAGCCGATACGACACCATTAACAACGCTAGAGACAACTGACTTGATGTTATTCCAAACGCTCGAAATAACATTTGCAACCGTATTAAATACCGATGTTGTGACCGAAACAATTGTGTCCCAAACGGAACTGATTACTGATGCAATCGCGTTCACGACTGTTGAGATGACCGATGAAATTGCGTTCCATACGGTCGAGATAATATCTTTAATTTGATTAAACTTAGTTGTTATAAAATCTCCAATTGCAGTAAGTGTATTTGTGAACACTTCACTAATCGCAGCCCACAATATTGAAAAGAAATCAGCAATCGCTTGCCAAACGCCTTTTAACCATGTGACGATTGCACCCCAATTCTTGATGGCTAAGACGACAATGGCTATCACTGCCACGACTGCCATGACTGCTAAACCAATTGGTGAGAAGATAAGCATAAACCCAGCTATTATTAGTTTTATAGCTTCAATAGCTACTATCAGCCCCCCTATCCCCGCAACCAGTGGTACTAGCCAACTGCTATTCTGTTTTACAAAGTCAACAATAGCTTTTATTGCATCTTGTATTGCTTTGAATGCGTTTTTGATATTTTCAGACCCGACCGCTTCAATCAAAGAAGCCATCGTTTTTACAATTTCAGTCTTGACGTTTTGCATAGATGTTGCAATACCACCTGAGCTATCTTGCGCCGATTTAGACAACGCCTGCATCCCTGCGCCACCGTTCTTGTCAAGATTAACGAATGCCTTGTTAAAATCATCAACTGAAATACTGCCATCGCTTAACCCACTTTTAAGAGAGGACAACGATACGCCCATAGATGACGCAACTTTGTTCATAAGTCCCGGCATTGACTCGTTCATACTATTAAAGTTTTCAGCTTCCACCTTCCCGGCTGCTAAGCTTTGCTGGTAAGCCATTGAGAATTGGTCGACTGCCGCTGTACTACCCTGCGCGAACACCATTGCAGCATCATTTGTTGCTTGGAACAACTGAACCGATTGGTCTAAGTTGCCTGTTGCACCGACATAACCCTGAACGGCTGATACAGCCTGATCCATTGTTGTTGGTAGTCCCTCGATAGACTTCGCCATTTGTGCTGTTGCATTCTTTGCATCACTAGCACTGAAACCAAAGTTTTGAAGCACCTTTGGAAAGGCGTTCAGCGTATCAACACGCTTAACTGCATCGTCAATACTTCCAGTGACTGCCCCCATTGCGGTTGTTGCAAGTTTGGAGGCTGCCCCTGCGACAACGCCAAATTTCAGCTTTTCTCTAAACGTCCCTAACTTTCCGCCTGCACCTTCCGCTGACTTACTAAGCGTTTGAATTTCTTTTGATACATCGCTTATTCCCGCCTTACCGTCGTCAACGCTGTCGATTGCTTTGGTTAGCTTGCCCATATCTGAACTAGTAATGCCTGCTTCTTTCGCCATTACTTGGAGCGCTTTATCCATAGCTTGTGAGCTTGCTGTACCATTCTTGATGGCGTTTACTAGTCCAGTACCAAGAACTCCCTTAAAGTCATCAATTTCAGTCCCTGTTGCCTTAAAAAACGTTTGCAACCTTTTGGTTGAGTTCCCTAATTCTTGTTGACTACTTTGTGCAGTTGATAGTTGTGACTTATAACCCTTTAAACTAGCTTCGGTTGCCGCCACCTCTCGTTGAAAGGCGCGGTATTGTTCTTCACCGATATCGCCTGACTTGAACTGTGCTTCAACTTGTGACTGTGCCGACTTCAACACACCTAACTTGTCGCTTGTCTGTGAAATCGCTTGTGCTAACAACTTTTGCTTTTGTGCGATTAAGTCCGTGTTGCCGGGGTCTAGTTTTAACAACTTGTTGACATCACGCAACTCCTGCTGTGTCTTAGAAGCTGACTGATTGACATTTCCAAGTGCTTTATCAAGCCCTTTTGTATCGCCATCGATTTCAATTGTGATGCCTTTAATTCTTGATCCAGCCATATCGACCTCCTAATTTTTATGTACAAAAAAAGCGCCGTATAAGCGCCTTTTCTCTAAAATGAATCAAACATTGCTTGTGTTGCCTTTTGTGTTTTCGGTTTGTCTTCTGCTTGTTTAGTTTCCGCGTTGACGTACTCGGTGATGTAGTCCATGACCTGACCAATATCCATCATCTGCATTTCTTCAAATGAAAGACCAGCCTTTTTAGCGACGTATAAGTAACTTTCATCATCAAAAGTTTCGTCACTTTGTTGACTGGTCTCTAGGCTTTTTTTGTTGACACCGAACGCATCACTAAGTCCAATACTTCTCCCATGAAGTCAAACATTGGGAACTCATCAAATTCAGCAAGCCATTCTTCCAACGGCTTTAGTTGCATATCTGCGTTCTTGGCGTAAACCCATACAAAGTTGTACATAATCGTGATGTCGCCGTTTTCAAACAGTGGTAACAACGCGGACATTTCTTGCCCTTTTTTAGCCTTGCTTGTCGTATCGGCAATCTTCAAGAATTGTCCCAAGTCTGCGAAGAAGTCACGCCCAAATGCGTTCTTATAGATAATCGGTGTTGCACCAGATGAGATAAGTCGTACGTCCTTGCCGTCGATGTTAATTGTCTTTTCCATTATTATTCCTCTTTCTTTGTTATGTACGCGGGCGAACCCGCTTCAATTAAACTGCTGGTGTACCTGAGAACACTGAAGTGTACCAAGCATCATAAACTTCCGCAGTTGTCTTTGAGTTCGTCTTAGTCTTAACCTTATCTGAATAAGGGTCAGGCGCAGCAGTGAACTCCAACTCTTGCGTGTTGACGTCAACCTTGTCTTCCTTAGACTTTGAACCGTCTCCCGGTCGTGACAACGACACGTTGTAAAGTAAATGACGCGTTGCCTTTTGGTCACCGTCAAATTCAAACATCAACGCGATACGCTTAATCTTCGCCTTAGCACTTTCAGTTGACACGCCATCAGTGTCATCGATACCCAAGACTTCCTTTTCAAACGCTTCGGTCAACTTCGCAACGGTCAACTTACCTGTGTAGCCTTGGTTGTTGTCCGCGTTGAAATACTTCACATCGTCTGCGAAGAATTCGATTGCGTCACCACTTGCGTCAAGTGATAGTTCAGTTGCACCCGGGAACGCTGACGGAACACCATACGTCAACTTTTGACCATCGTCTGTGATAACGGCATAATGGACGTTTCGAAGTCCAAATGTTACCTTATTTTCTACCATGCTAATTCTCCATTTCTAAATCAAATTCATAAATCACTTCGTACATCTTTTCGTCCGTGATGTACTGTTCACTAATGACCGGAACAATACCTAGGCCATTCAAAAAATCTTCAACACGTACTTCCAAGTCTTCGTCTTTTGAGTCCGTATATAACTCGATAGTCATTGACCGGACTTTGAAGTAACTTTGATCATCAGCCATAACATCATCACGTTCCGTCACGTAGTAAACGGTATACGGCAACGCCGGTGCCTTACCAACTTCGAAGTGATGATAGGCTGACGGTAACCCTGTGCTGTTTTTTAATTGCTTGTAAAAATCGCTTAACTTCATGACAACCTCTTTCTGACAATCGCTTCGAAGTCCGTGATGACCATTTCTTCAACCGGTTTGATATGAGCAAACGCCTTAGAACGTCCGCCGTTTCTTAGCGCGTGTCCTTTTTCTAAAAGATGTGTCAAAGAAGCGTCGGTCGCATTGTGAACGGTGTAGTTGTCGCCAACCTTTTTAACTCGCCAACCTTTTCGATAGCGCCCAGACCGGTCATTAAAACCAGACGACGATTTCAACTGTGTGACTGCTTTGTCGGCTACTTCTTTCTTTGCAGCCTGTAAGTCTTGTTCAACTTCAGTGCTGTACGCTTTCAAATGCTTTGCGATTTCTTGCGCTAAGTTAATTTCAGCCATTCGAAATTCTCCTTGCTAGGTACAGGGTCGTTCGGTCGCCATTGGTTTGAACACGATAGACATCTAATGACTGGCCGAGATATTCGGCTTCTCGCTCGTCATCGTAATCTACTGTGTTCACCTGGAACGAGAACTCAGGTTTTAACCCTTGCTCGCCTGCTGTTGCAAACTCAGCACGGCTAACAGAAAACCGGTTAGCGTATGCCTTTCGGCGCGTCTTAACCGGCTTTGAGTTACCTAATTCATCTTGTCCGTCAACCTCGTTGATTAGAAAAATAACTGCGTCAAATTTCATAGGCGTCACCTTGTGAGAACTGCGACGACACACTCAACTTGCTTTTTAACTCGTTGTACAACACACTAAAACGTTCAGCGTCTGGGTTGTCGTAACCCCAATGTGCTTTGATGTATAACAAAACGGCTTGTGTGATCAAGTTGCTATCGTCTTCGTCTGACGACTTCGCCTTGTCAATCAGTCCAAAGACGCGCAAGTCATCACGTGCCGACAAAATCAAATCGTTCAATTCACTATCAAGCTCAACGTCATCAAACGTTGAACGTACTGCGACCTTGGCTTTATCAAACAGTTTGTCCTTTGTATCAGCCATAAAAGTCACCTCATTTCACTAGACTTAACAAATCAGCCTTTTTCGCTTTGTCATCAAAATCAATTTTCTTATCTGTTAGATAAGCTTTGATTTCGGCAACGGTATTAGTTTCAGTTGGTGCGCCATCGTCTTTGGAATCGATCACCTCCTCCAGCTTTTCTAAAAAGCCAGCGCCCAACTTAGTTGTGATTTCAGAAGCACGTTCATTTGAAAAATCGTGCGTATCACCGACTTCAAACAAACGGTCTTCTGCGTACCCTTTAAACCGCTTTAATACCTTGTACATATTAAGCACCCGGTGTAACAGTCACGAACACCCCTGCCTTTGCGTCAGCCTTTGCTACACCGAAGCGCAACACACCTTGTAACAATTGACCATAAACATCGTTATCAACCCAACGGACTGCTGCGTCTGCACGGTTGGCGTACAATGTTGAGCGCTTCAAGTCCCCGATGAACAATTGTTGTACACCTTCAGCACCGCCGAACGCTGTATCTTCAACAACTTCCAATGGCTTACCGAACAAAGTTGTACCAGTTGCTGCGCCGATTTCTTCTTGCAACAACGGACGACCAGTAGTGTCTTTCAACAAGTCGAGTGCGTTATAAGCTGACTTTGTAACAACCCATGACAAGTTATACGCTGGATCAAATTGTGTGTTCTTGATCGTCTTCAAATCATCAATCAATGTAGTTGGTCCGGCTGTCTTAGCGGTAAAGCTTGATAAAATTGCAGCAATCTTAGCATTTGATGTGTTGACCTTAACTTGGTTAACCCAGTTTGCGACCAATGCAACCAAGTCGACTTGTGAATCAGCAATTGATTCTTGTGATACAGGAATATAACCACGGTATGTTTCAACTTCCCAATCAACGTCAGTAAATTCTGGCTTACCCAAATCTGGGTTAGCAGCCAATTCGGCTACTGTTGGCAACGTTGCTGACGCACGCTTCAAAATAGGATAAGTACCCTTTTTTGTAGTAACGGCAGTCTTAGTAACCAACGTTGATAGGTCTGTCACAGTGTCGATTGCTGCTTCAGGGTTGTAGATGATTTCATCTGGAATAAGCGCACCAACGTCTGTTGATGTTACGCCCGCACGAATTTCACCCTTTGAGTGCAAAAATTCGTTAATTGAGTCACGGTATTCTTTTTTTGGTGTCTTTCCTACTGGTTGTGGCATGTCTCGATTTTCCTTTTCTTTTTCGTTTGAGCGCTTGGCTGGGTCAGTAGCTGGTGTTGCGTTTGGATCAGTAGCTGGGTCGGTTGCGGGGTCAGGCGTTGGTGTCTTGTCGTCTGCTGGTGACAACGTATCAGGCATGGCGTCAACCAATTCCTTTAACTTTTTGATGTCTGATTCGTAGTCACGAACTTCTTGCATCAAAGCGTCGGCGTTATCTGCCTTGTCAGCAACGGCTTGGCGTGTTTCGTTAATCTTTGCTCGCAACTCTTCTTGTTTTTGAGCAAGTTCTTCCTTAATATTCATATCTAGGTCTCCTTATAATTCACGCGCGATCGCGTTTAGTTCGATTAGTTCTAGTTCTGACGAACGCTTTGACATATCTCGCTGTGCAATCGCGACTTTTGTGTCTTGATATGCCGGGATAGGTGTAAGCGTGATTTCAAACAGTTCATCAATCTTGAGAATTGTCCGGACATCGACGTCACCGTCTGTTTGCCAGCGTTCGTCATCAACCGTGAAGCCGAACGACATTCCTTGAATGTTTCCAACGCGGATATTTTCAAGCACGTCATTGGCCAACGTTGTGTTGGGTAGCGTTGCACTAAAAAAGACGCCAGTTTCATCGACACTAATCGTCAATGTCCCTGCGTCCACACGAGCCAACACGTTATTAAATTCATGTCCATAGAGTAAGTACACGTTGTCGAACGAAACGTCCTTAAACGCGTTCTTATCCACATATTCGATAAAGCCACCGAGGTTTTGAGACGGCTTGTCAAACACAACTGGATAACCAGTAATCGTGCGTCCGTCTGTACCGTCTCTAATCTCGATATTCGCTACTTTATAAGTTCTGACTTCCGGCATCTTGCGGTAGCTCCTTTCCAATTTTTCCAACAGCGTTATCCAAACCAACTGCGTCAATTAGTTCAGGTGTGACCAAGTCGCTGTGGCTGTTTTTGAGTATCTCTAAGCCAAGTGCTGGACTAATCGCGAAACCTTTGACCAAATCAACCGTGCGTTTTTCAATCATTGCACCGTCTAGGTCTGTTGCTTCACGAATATCAGCGATGATGTCGTTCTCAAACTTCATCGACAACTCGTCCAACACTGGGGATAAGTAACGGCCAATCGTGTTGTTATACATCGACCGAATTTGATCAGCGTTCGAATGTTCTGACTCACTCCCCAACATGTCTGACGGTAACAAAAATGCCTTAGCAATTTGTGAACGCGTCCAATCGGTTGCTGTCAGCAACTTAGCCATATCGCTTTTGACTTCTAGTTGTGAATACTCAAACGTGCCGTCCATAACCATGACACGGCCTGCATTAGCACCTGTGTTTGCCTTTTCAAACGCTGTTCGTACTGCTTCACGACCTGTGTCATTCAACTTTTGACCGGTCGTCAATCGCAACATTTCACTAGGTTTAGCTGACTTCGCAAAAATCGAGTTAGTTAGCGCATTGTTATTACTTTGCAACTGAATTTCAGCAATCAAAGCTGTTAGCGGGCTTTTACCTTTTAAGCCACCGTCTGTTGATAACAACTTCAAATGCACAACGTCATCGGCTGGTACTTCTTTCAGGTCTGGCTCTTGTGAGCCGTTAAATGTGATGTCATACGTCACGACCTGTCCGTTGTCGCTTAGCCATTGTGTGATGTGTGACGGTTGGACAAACTCTAAGAACTCGCCATTGTCATCTACTCGTCGCAAGGCGTAAGCGTTACCGTCAAGTAACATCTGTGCAATCATCGCTTGCCAAAAGTTAAATCGGTTAGCTAATCGGCTTGGTGACTTCAAAATTTTGTCGACTGACTTCTTATTGCTGTGAAATTTCACGCGGGCGATGTCCGAACTGATGATGTTGACCGCGGTCCATACATCACTGTTGCGTAACGCACGGTCAGCACTCATATAGTTACCACCGAACACCATTTGGCTACTCATTGACGAGCGTGAACCTCCTGAACCCCTAATGGGTTGACTTCTCTTTTCAAAAAACATCACTCACCTCCTTTAATGTCACGCGTGAACCAACTGATCAGCAGCAGGAACACACCCAATACGACAAAACCAGCGATTATGTGTAATAAAAAAGCAGCCAACGTAATTGCGGCTGCACCTAAAATTGAACTGATGTCTGATATATATTTCAAAAGCCGAAACCTCCACTTACAAAGTATTCGTTAATCTGATCGTCATTCATTCTTTCGAAGTCGCTTTGTTCGTTGCCTGCAAAGTCTTCAAAATGATAAATGCCTTGCTGTAAGGCGTTGATAATCGCGTCAACCAAGTCGATTTTTAACGTAGCTTTGTTCTTATCAACCTTGATACCGTTGTTGTCACTCGTAACAACTGCGTTCATGAGCGACTTTTCCATCATCTGGTCGTCTAATCGTGTGACACGCCCCTCGATGAAGCTGTCTTGTAACCATTTTGTTGGTTCGTTCAGGCTTAACGTCCCTTGTCGAACCGGCATCATCGTCCAAGTTGTCGCTTCTTCTACTGTTTGAATGAACGCATAGGCATGGGCCGAGTCATAAGCGAACATCAACACTTCGAGTTCGTACTCATCAACGAAGTCCATTAGCCATTGGTACACAAAGCCGTTGTCAATTAAGCCACGGTGGTGTTGCGTGATAGTCGCAAAGCCCTTACTCTCCATATCGCGGTAATTGATACCGTCTTGGTGTTCTTTGGCTTCGATACTGCCCGCCTTGTGCCATGGTATGAACGAGTGTTGATAGATATGGAACTTCTTTTCGCCATTATCATCAACGTATGGGAATACAAACGCCAATGCGGCATCATCACTGGTCATCGAGTTGTCAAAACCGACATAAACTTGACGGTTGTGCATATCGAAGTCAGGAATAACGGCATTCTCAACGTCTTCCAGTGAAAACGCTGCGTTTTGTTCCGCATTTAGCCAAACATTCATGTTTTTTACAAGAAAATCGTTGATTTTACCCTGTGACATCTTGGTATTTCGTTCAGAAATCAAGCCATTTAGTAGCTTATCGTGCTGATTTTCAAGCCCTAACAATGGGTTTGACTTCTCCCAAGTGTCTGTTTGGAACACTTCGTCAGGCTCATCTTGTGACCACACGGCTAAAAAGAAGTCGTCAAGTTGGTGTTTGCCACTCTTAATGTCTTCTGCCACGTTCTTAATGTCTTCACGCAATGGCGCATTAGAGTTTTGGTACGCTGTACTAATCATAAAGAACAACGCTTCTTCGTTTTTGACCTGACCGGATGTAATTTTCCCGAATGCGTCACGGTTTTTCTGGTCCCCTGCCTCATCAAAGATGGCGGTTGTTGCGTGATAACTATCGAACTTACCACCCTCTGCTGATAACCGTTGGATAACGTTGTTCTTTGACTTCATGGTAATGCTTTCGTACGTGTCAGCAATGTCGTTACTTAAGCCACTGAACACACCAGTTCTCATTTTGTTGACCGTCCCACGGATGTATCCATATAGCTTTTTAGACTGTAAAACCGTGTTAGACGCCACGATGATATCTTGGTTGTTCTTCTTATGTGACTGTACAAAAAAATCGTAAGCCGCTAACACGCTTGCAAGATACGTTTTACCTTGTCCACGTGCGATACTCACGATTGCATTTCTAAATCTTTTACCACCTGTACGCCTATCTCGCCAACCGATGACTGAACCAAGGATGAACACCTCCCATGGCATTAACGGCAATGGTACACCCTCGTCTGGATCGGGAACATATTTGGCGAAGTTCAGCAAGCCTTCGACACGATCAGCGTCAAAATAATATTGCCAGTCTTTATTTTTCAAATCATCAATGTGACGTTGAGCGGCTAATTTTAACATCTCACCCGAGATGATTTTCCCGCTTAAAACGTCTTTTGCATACTGCGTAACTTCATCCAAAATATAACCCTTTCTACCAAAATATTACAGTAACTATCCGTAATGAAATTACACTTCTAAAAACACGATTATGAGAATAACTCTCAGAATTACAAAAACAGTGTAATTTTACGAAAAAAATGTAATTGACCTAAACCTTACTCTCCGTTGGATTACAGCAACCCAAATTACAAAATTACATAAAATACTATATAAATATATATATATATTATTAGCAAGTTAAAAAATGTAACTGTAATTGAATTTTGTAACTGGAAAATCATCCCCCAAATTTAGAAACTGTATCATCGACACTTTCGCCATTCTTGAGTGGTGTTTCTGAAAGCATTGCACTTCGACTAATTGGATCCATTCCCAAAGACGAACCTAACGACTTGATATTTTTTACTGCGTTGTTTAAAACATCGACCGCTGGGTTCTTTTTGAATTTATCGTCTTCGTAATATGTAATGCCTTTTTCGTTGATTACAGCACGTGCCTGTCGACTGATGATGACCTGCGCCACAAATTCTTCAAGTAATGAGCTGTCTAAATCTTTAATCACACCTTTACCGGCATAGGACGCCACGATGTGGGCATATAACGCTTTCTCTTCATCGTTCAGTCGGTCAGGAACATCACCCAATGGCTGTAATGTTGCATTGTTGTCAATCGCACGTTGTGCGCGTTCAGCTCTCGGCTTATTTTTTGCGTCAACGTTCGTAATTTTTGGTTTACGTCCGCTTGCACTCGTTCCGGCCATATTTACACCTCCTAACTTTTTAAATTCATTTTCTGGGACATTTATTGAAGACGAGAGCCAATCACCGTTTTCCTTTTTACAAGTCCATAGCCCCCCATAGGACGCTCACTGAGACGTTTTAAACCGTTGAACGTACAAATACTACATTAACACCTAAAATGTCACCAGTACCCCTTAAACGTAAAATTTGACAGGTATGTACTTAATGTCTTTAACACGTATCGCATCGACGTTAATCTTGTTGTACTTGCCTGTGCCATAGTACGTTTGTTCCCAGTCCGTCTTCAATCTATGTGATGCCATTGATGTTAGGACAAGATTGTTGATGTCGTCCTTTAGTTCTGGTGCGACTTCAATCGGAACGATGTGATCAACCAACTTCCCTGGTACTATCAGTCCGTCACGTAAGGCGTACTGGTCTAGTCCGTTGTCCCTAGCGATAACCTGTTGCCGTAGTTGCTTCCACTGCTTCGTGTTATAGAACTTGATACGTTCCTTAGTGTCAGCATCATGACTACGCTTCACGTTATAAGTCTTGTCATACTTCACTGCGTCTCGGGGATGCAATGATATATGACTGGCACAATACTTCTCTCCGAATGGCACCAGTACCCTGCATCCTTGGTGTGCGCATCTGTGTACTTTATTAGCCATCACCAGTTATCCATGTTCATATTCATTGTCAAATTCGTTGTCATTAAAAGAATTGCGCTATCTAGTTCAGACGGTTTGAGCAACGGGTCAATATCAGGCACTTTAGGTTCTGGCACTTTTACTTTATCTACTGGATATCTATATTTCTTAAATAGCTCCATTGTTATCACCTCCACTTAATTTACTGCAAAATAAAAAGCGCTTATGCGCTTAATTACCTGATTTTGCGATTACCCACTCTTTTTTAAAATAGGCACTCCCCTCACGAATTGTTTGTTCGATTAAATCTGAAACATATTTATCTACTACAATTTTATAACTTGAACCACCATAAAATTTACCATGTCTAATACCATAATTATAATATTTCGGGGTGTTGTTCAGTTCATAAAATAACAAATTAATATTTTTTAAAAGCAATCGATTTGAATCATTATTTGGAATGTATAACAATAATTCATAGTATTCCGTTCTGATATCTCTCATTAATTTATTCAGTTCATCAGCAGGTTCATGGTCAACAATAAATTTATGATACAAAAATAGATAGTTTGAGATATCTGTTGTATATCTTGCTAATAACGGTCTAACAGATTTCATCCAATCTATTCTACTCTTAGACAAAATATCTCCTCGAAATCTGCGTCTCCCGTCATAAAGGTTGTAAAACAATCCGAACACCGCGATTGTCCCAGTCAACCCAATCCAATTCATTTTCCCGTTTTCTGTTACAAATAAGAAATCTAATGTAGCCATAAACGAATTAGAATCAACAATCCACCACCGTGCAAGGAACATCAAAATTAGGATCGATAAAATATAAACTTTGTTTTTCATTTTCCCCTCCAATAGCAATAATCATACCACCAGAAAAGAATGACTTGGATTAGAATTTAAACGTGTCGTTCGGTAAATACTCCCTTTTCCATCATCTGTTTGACATCTGCCTTTTGTTGTAATTCATCAGCAATCTCTTCATCAACAATAGAATTAACCAATAAACCGCTCTCACGCAAAATTTTGGCTAAATTAAATCCCCTGTTCCAACCAATTCTAAATCTACGTTGAAACATCGTGATTGTCTTTCCGAGATTTAAATCGTTTTTAAATACGCCGGTTTTCAATAATTTTGCGGCGTCTTCAATTAGTTCATCATCATCTTCGATACTTGTTTTCTTATCAACCATTATGCTATCTCCTTTTTAAACGTGCCACTCAGCAACTAAATAAAGTGTTCAACCTTTAATCGGTCATCACTATACACTAGCGCATGCAATAGCTTACTTGACCCAACAAATGCATTCTTCTTTTCCCAACTGTCGGTCGGTTTAGGGGTTGAGAACTGTCGGATAATCACGCCGTTCTCATCAATCGTCTTATCAAAGTGAAGATGTCCTGTGTGGATTTCAACCGTACTAGCTACACCCCACATGTGTTTATGCTCGGTTGCTAATATCTGTCCCGGAATGCGCTTATTAACGTCTCCATGTTGAATTGAAACAAGCACGTGATCTAGTAAGTAAGCCGTCCGATAATTGTTGTTCACGTCTACTTTGGCTTGCTTAAAGTGTTCCTTAACCCAAAGCATGAACATATACGACATATCAAAGTCGTGATTACCACCAACTGATTTAATATAGACCGAATTAGCATGCTTCAAAGCCGCAGTCACAATCGTCTCCATAAACATCATGGCTTCATCAATCGCATTCGGCATATTAACGTCTTCTAAAATCGTGCCTGATACCGTTTCTGTACTATTGATTTTGTCACTATGCAACGTGTCACCAATCACTTCAATAACAATCGTCTTATAACCCAAACTGATAATATCTAGCAATTCGGCAATCTTGTCCTGAATATGATCTATCTTTAAAATACCGAAGTGTAAATCAGCGAGCGGGATAACGAGATTGTTTTGTCGACTAGGGTCGATGTGGCTTTCAACGCGAAGTGGTTTAACTTCATGCGTTAATCGCTCAATAGCTATCTGAATACTATTGTCTTTTCTAGGCTTTACCGTAATCTTCGACTGATATAAATCAATCAAGCCATTCTCTTGGCTATTTTGTTGCCAAAAGTTGTTGCGGGCCGAAACGATATCCCATTCATCTGAATCAAAGCCGTGCGCTCTCAAAACGAAATCAGGGTCTTTGGCTTGTTCGCTAGTCATCTGCAATGTAGTTGATGATGATTGACTGCCATCTTTATTTAGCACAATCTCAGTCCCACGTTGCACATCTTTAATCTTGGTTTCTTTAACAGGTGTATGAGTTGCGCCTTTTCTGTATCGTTGCACTGACCGCCGACTAACATTCAAGCCGTAATGATCATAAAAATAGTCGATAACCTGACGCGTATCCATGCCTTGCTCATATAACCTTTTGACTAACGCCCTATATTCACTGGTCCATTTAAAATACGCCATACTAAAACCTCACGTGCTTACGATAATTAATATTTCTGTTGTCGTAAATTTCTGCTTTCACTTGCGCTCTGGAACGTTCATGCCGTTCAACACTTTGTCGCCTAGTATTTTCAGCATGTTCTTCGTTCACTTTGGTCGCGTTACGGATATGCCTTAAACGTTTCTTCATCCATTATTTTCTCCAATAAAAAAACACCCGTTAAGGTGTTAATGTTTGTTACCTAAAACTCACGCATATGTTTTTGGTAATTAATATTCTTATTCTCAAACAGCTCAGTACGCGCCTTTTGACGCTGCAATGTTCCCCGTTTTTTTGGCATCTTTTTTTGTCGTGTATTTACTTCTGCCGATCGAGTGGACCGCCTAATAAGTCTCAAATCGTCTTCATTCATGATGTTCTCCAAATAAAAAAAATCAAATGTGACTAAAATATATTTTATCACAATTTCTTTGGTTATGTACGACCGGCAGGCAAGCTGGTCATTAAGTTGTGTTTGCGTTTCCGCAACGACAGGACAGGGAGTCGCACCCTGTAACCGATATTTCTAACCCAAAACGACTCCAATTCTGGGGCGCTCTTGCGCAACCTGCCAAAGACGTGGTGAGGATTTGCACCCCACAGTTTTAAGACTTTCGATTGTTCTAGTTGTCTTGCTTTACCTATTCCGCCACACGTCTCGTTTTTATGCACCGGTGCAGTGCAATGTGAATGGCAGGACTCGAACCTGACATGTTGCCATACATTCACACATACAGAAATCACCTAACTAGTATGAAGTCGCTTTCAAATGAAGTCGCAACTCAGATAAAATCTGTATCGTATTATACCACCTCATCAGGCGAATGGTCACACACAGAATTGAACTGCAATCTCTGGGACTTCACTCCAGCGCTCTACCATTTGAGCTATATGACCAAATTTGGGTGCTGGCTCACTCTGTACCGGTGTCTTACTAACCAGCTCCCAAATATGCTTTTAGGGATGAGCAATAACCCGCTTTGTTTAATCTTGCATGCTACTAATATACCGTATATTTATTCACTGTGTTTATACTCGTTATCTACTCGTTATCTACTGATACTATCAAATCTAGTTCATCAGCAGTCCACAACGCTAGTTTTAGATATGCAGTATTAAGTAGTTTACTCAAGTTAGCGTTTGAATACCCTGTCAAATCTGCCAGTTCATCAAAGCTCATCCGCATGAAGTGCCTGTTGTACAGTAGATTACCAAACCTGCCGTCCATATTCCTGACTGCTCTCAAGATGACCTGCACTTTCCATTTAGCAGTTTGCGACTCGCTCATCTTTTCCATGAAGTTAATTGTTGCGTCTTCTGTGTGATTACCAAACGATGTCACTCTCGGCATGTCTGAAATCGTGGGCGAATGATACATCAAGTCATTAGGTGTGAGATGAGCCAAGTCAATTAAGTCTTTAAACTCACTTGAACGATTGATGGCAGTCGGATCACCGAAGAACAGCGCAACTTTTTTAATTGTTCGTTTACGGTCATACTGCAAATTCTTTCTCCTCTACACCTCCACTGGTGTTGCTCGACCCATCTTAAACACTTGCGTCTTCAACTTAGGCATGTGGAACATCTGCGTGTTTGCATTAGCTACTGCGTCTTCTAGGTTCCAGTAACTTGAACCCGATGTCTGCCACGGTTCGTTGTCTGATTTACGATAGCCTACTATGAAAACTTGCTTGTCTACTACATTCATTTGTCTGTCACCTTGATTGTCTCTGGGTGCAGCACTGCATTAATTGACTGTCTAACTGTTAATGTTAGTGTTGTTTTTTTGTCTGGCATATCTCCAACGAACAAGCCACTAGTTGTTTTCTTGTCTAAAGCTTTAAAATTATTTTCATTAGCCTTTTCCCAATACTCTCGCTGCAATTCTGTCATCTCAACAGTCGGTCCGTATTCTTCACGCAACTGTTCGATAATTGAGTAAAACAGCCGGTTCATAAATTTCACGCGATCATACTCTTGTTGTGGAACGTTTCTAATGGGTGATGCCACAATGCCACTTACCAATGGACCTCTTGCACTTTCTCTATTCCAATGCTTGATTGCATCATCAAATGTATACGTCATTCTTCCACCTCCAACAACACAGCTTCATTCAGCGGGTTGACCCATTTTTCGGCTTCTTCTTGGGTGTCAAACGATTGAGCGTTTTCTGGTACAGACTTGTTGTAACTATATTTCGCCACAGAATCTAGTTCGTTTTTTTGACGCAACCAATAATAATATTCGCCCTCACTTTTCTTACTTCGAACAAACCATTTGGTCTCGCGTTTAGGTTTGTAATTCGTTGTTTCCTCAACCAAATGTACAACGTTGTATTTTGGTAGTCGCGACGTTGTTAATAATTTCGCATTAAGCAAATCCGCCATCAAACAGGCATCTTTTTCAGAATCATACCCTGTGACAAATTCGTCACCGTTTTCCACTACTGCCCACGCTTCAGTTTTATTTGTCATCTTACACCCTCCATAAATCTATCCAACGTCAGATCAAGTGCCGTTGCAATCTTGGCAATTGAACTAAAGTACGGATCACGTCGTTGTCCACTTACAATCACTCTGACATTTGTTGGATCATTTAACCCAGCTCGACGTGCTACTTCACTATAAGTGTAGTCATTGTCTATCATGGCCTGTGCGATAACTCGCCCATAGTGCGTGTTATATACAGAATTCGCATAATAATACAGTAATTCTTTCTTGGATGACGTTCTGAAATCACGTTTCGTTCCCATTTCAATCACCAATTTTCCCATAATCGCCAACCACAAACGCTTTACGGTTTGGGTCAGTAATTCCAATACCACGATTTATTTTTTCCGCGTGCGCTTTTGCGACTTCAAGTGTCTTAAACGTTGCGACCGTTTGCCCATTAAGGCGTACATCATATTTCATGCGTTGCCTCCATTTCATAAATTTCAAGTCGTGGATTCAACTTATCAAGATAGAAATCATGATCAAATCCACCGACGTTTTTCACGTTGTCATTTTCCAAAAATGATTTGCCACGCAACTTTGCTGTCTGCATGCCGTCAAAGATGAACTTTTGTGTGAATGCCCAGTTGTCGGGATCAATACGACGGTCTTCTAAGTACCAATTAAACTTCAGCTTAGCTGGCCATGTGAATAACACGTCATCTACCATGGCTTGCAGAAACACACCGCGTGCATAAGCTGTACCAATACGTTTTAGTTTTGCAGCAATGTATTTGCTCTTGCGTTCTGCTTCAATATATTTATTCAAAGTTAGTGGCTTCAAATGCGTGAGATCAAGCGTGACTTTTTTATATCCGATTATTTGTTGACCCAAATCGTCGTCCTCTGCTTTCTAGTTGCTGGATAATCTCGTCCGTGACGTGAACACCATTCACGTGGTACTTACTCTTGAATGCCGTTAACCCGATCTTGTGCAATTCCGTATGGTGTATATGGCTTAGACTGAATACCGTGTTATCGACATTGCTAATTTTGTTGCGGTCACGACCCATACCGACTGCATGCTCACCGTGTGCCATCTCAACTGGTCGTGAACCGTCAATGACATCAAAGCCTTCCATCAATGCCCGATACTCCCAATGCGCTATCTCTTCTGGTTCTAGTGCATCCAGTGGCATAAAACTTAGTGGCACGTTATGATCAGCTACAAAGTCCAACATGAACGTGATCAATCCGGCCGCTACTGATTTCTCTACATCACGTAACGAAAACTCATCTAATTCTTGCCAATATTCATACGATAGCTTGAACCATTGTTTGACAAATTCCGGTGCATCGCCTGACCACTTTGAAATGTCATTGAACATTGCGTAAATGAACCGTCGTTGCTTAGCAGTGATTTCACGGTCATCTCTCACTTGGATTTCAATCAATGTCTGATTAAACAGATTGAATGTCGACTGAAATTTATTCGCGTCTTCTTCATCACGAAACCTGAATGTGATGTCTCGTCCATCTTTCTTGATCGGGTATGCCTGAAATTCTTTCATGGCACTACCTTCTTAGAACGGTAGTTGTGAGTCATCAAATTCCATTTTGCCGTTGTCGCTATTTGCAAATGGATCAGCATTATTCATTTGGGTCGGTTGTTTAGTTGCCCCACCTTTCGGTTCCAATAGGTCAAAACTTGTGGCGTTTAATTCATTAACGTAGACACGTTGTCCGCTGTTGTTTTCATAATTTCGTGTCTGCCATTCGCCACCCATACCGACAAGTGATCCCTTATGTGTAAAATTCGCAAAGTTTTCTGCAGGTTTCCCCCACATAACGAAGTTGATGAAGTCTGCATCTGGTTGACCTTCAGACTTAAACCGCCGATTAACCGCAATAGATCCGCTGGCCACTGCTTTACCCGATTGTGTGTAACGCACTTCAACATCTTTTGCTAGTCGTCCTGTTAAATTAACTTGGTTCATTTGCTTTTTCCTCTGCTTTCTTATGCCATTCAGTGACTTTTGCTAGTAATGGTTTGTAGTTTTCTTCTGTCACAAACTTCAGTGCCGAAACGTTTGCTGCCTTTAGCGTAAACGTCATCATGTCTTGTCCGCTAAGTTGTGATGTATCGGCGATTAGTTTTTCCAGCAATGTTACTTTTTCTTGTGAGATTGTCTTAGGCGTGGCCGGCTTGCGATTTGAGCCACTTGCGCCATTACCATCATCATCGACATCGCTTGCTATCCCAAATGCCATAGATAGGCTATAACGTCTTGCATACGTCAAGGCTGACCCCTCTGCTTGCGCTGGGTTTGTCCCACGGTTACCTAAATCGTCAGCAACTTTTGACCCCTTTAAGTCAAGCGTTGTATCGTACCCAATAATTCGAGTGATCATGTGGTCGTCTTCAACAATGTTTGTGAAAAAGAACTTTGCGCCAGATACTTTACGCGCTTTAACGATCGCATTGATAACCGCATCTAATGTCACGTAGCTCGATTTAAACATTGGATTACTAGCATCTTTTTTAGGTTGCTCAATATTGTTCTGTGTTTCAGCAAGCGCTTCATACAGATTGCTAAATTCGGTCATTTCTCACCCCTGAACGCAATACCGTTCGCTTTCATGTAGTCTGCCAAGCTGTTAAGCTGTTCACGAGTTGCACCGATAATATAGAGTGTGCGATCGTATGTCTTTTCAACAACTGCTTGTGGTGCCTGAATCACTTCACCATTTTCATCAACTAGCTTGTCGCCGACTTGCTGTGCATTTTCTGCACATACTTGTTCCGCCTTTGCTAATGCTTCGTTGCGGGCTTGTTCAGCAGCAAGACGTGCCTCTTCTCGTGCTTTCTTGATTTCGTCATCACGATGCATCTGTGCTTTGATGTCTGCGAAGTCTCTTAGCCCCAACATTGAGAGATATGGTGTTGGATCAATTCCTAATCCACTTGCTTCAATCTCAATCTGGTTTGTTTGTAGCGCTAACAATTCATCATCTTTTTTCAGCTGAACAATTTGAGCATCGATTTCTTTGATCATATCGTTACGGCTGTATGTCTTATTGAGCCACTTCTCATTGAATTGAATGCGGGCCCAATCAACGCCTTGATCGTTAGCCAATGCCGTGACATCATTCATCACAACAGCCTTACGACGTTCCTTGCGTTCATTTTCGACTGGTAACATCTGCTCTTTCATCAAGTCAGATGCTGCTTTACCCGCCTTTTCAATCAACATCATCTTTGGTTTAATCTCAGCCCAATTACCCAACAACTCCTTTTCAATCTTTTTGCGTTGGTCAGCAATATCCTTGATCGTTGCATTCAATACTGATCGTTGTTGTTTTGCCGTGTCATAGCTTTCTTCAGACACTGGAAACTCACGATACTTGGCTAACATTTTGTCGGTATTTGCTACTAAATCATCAAGATTTGGTGCTTCAATAACTGCTGGTATTAACTTTGTTACTTGTAGGTTGCTAACCACTACATCATTTGTCATTTGCTATTCTCCGTTTTCCTTGTTAGAATTACGGTATAAATTACCCTGATAAGTATTTATACCCACGTCTGACGGTTGCGCCCGTTAGGCGTTTTTTTCTGCTCTCATATCAATCAGTGTTTGTATTGCTATTGGTGATGCTTCCCATACTGATTTGATTGTAAAATCTGATGTTCGCTCTACATACTTCATCATCTCTATAAGACCACCATTTGCCTTTAGACGTGCGCCTAACTCTTGGACATCTATTTGTACATAACTACGTCCCTCGTCCGTTGTGCGAACTCCCAGTGCCTTTAAACTGATAGCTGACTTAACATACTCTCCTATCCATTTGTCCATAGCTTATCCTTTTAGAAATTTAGGCACTACGGCTTCACGCTTCTGTCTGCCATAGCCATTTGTCTGACGTACTTCTGGTGTGAAGTCATATTCATCTTCCCAACCAGCTTGATGAAACCAAGTCGACCCTTGCTTAACGAATTGCTGTGGTGTTTGTTTAGCTTTGATCTGTTTCAAATACTCTTCAAGTTTTGATTTAATCAATTCAGGATCAATACCTGCTTTAATTGCTTTATCAAAATCTTTCTTGGCATTCGCTTTACCAGATTTCTTTGGATATAGTTTCCAAATGGTTTCAAACATTTGATCACGTTCTGATTTCTGAATACTCTTGCTGTCGGGTTCATCAGAACTGGACAATATATCTTTACTTTCCTTACCTAACCTATCCTTACCTAACCTTACCTGTGTCAACGTGTCGTCTACGAGCCGTGGACGTTCCGTCGACGTGACAAATTTTTGATTTTCGTATTGCCCAGAATCGTTGACCTGAAGCTGTTCTAACTCGTTTGGATACATCGTTTTGTTATATGTATCTTTCCGAATATAGTTATGAACTAGCCAATCTTTTATGACGACAACACCTGTCTCGAATGGGAAAATAAATTGCTTAGCTGTTAGTAATTTCAGATCATCTTCACTTGATCCAATCATTCTTTGAATTGTTTTTGTGTTATCTATGAATCCGTCATCATCAGCATGCATATTAAGGTGAAAATACAATGCTTGAGAAGATAACGGCATATCTAGAAACGTATCTGTGTCAGTAACTTTTTTACTGAACATTCTCCTCTGTGCCACTTACGCTCTCATCTCCTTTTCCAAACTTTCAACACGTCGCTTGAGCGTTCGTGTCCAGTTTGTCATTTCACGAATTGTGTCTTTTCGTAACTTTCCGTCGATCGAAAAACTTGTATTTGTCTTGAACGATTTCAGTTCAATTTCTGCTTTAGCAAGGTCGCCTTTGGCGTTTGCTAACATTAGGTCGTAATTAACGTTCATCTGATCTCCCTACAAGATAGTCAATTGATACATCGTAATAATCAGCTATCGTAATTAATCGCTTCAGACTTGGCGAGACAACGCCACGTTCATACCTTGATATTTCTTGTGCGTCGAAGTCTAACTCAACAGATAGATCAAGCTGTGTCTCAGCGTTTTCAAGCCGTAGCTCTCTTAATCTCTTCATCAGTCCACCACCGTTCTGATTGGTTGTGAACTTACTTCATCCAACATGGTTTGCAGTTGTTTAATCTTCAATTCAATCAAGTCGATGTTATCCCGCCATGCGGACTGTGCATCTTCATGTGTATCGAACTCACACGTTTCTTTCGTGAAATCTAATTCACTTACCAAATCCAGATGCCAAGTTACATTCTGGTATGCTGCATCAGGTTTATAAAATTCCACTGCGTCGCTTACGCTCATGACGTTCCTCGTCTTTCCGCATTTGATAGCCAACACTGAAGCTAAGAAATGCTACTGCGATAGTAAAGAATACCAGTCCAAAAAATTGCGTTGCCCAAAGTCCCATGTGTTATCTCCCTGACTTTTTATCAAGCCAATACTGAATCCGTGTTCCCCAGTACATCACAACATTGCCTGTGTTGATGTACGGTTTTGGAAATGATTTGTCGTGACGAATATGTTTGTTAAATGTTGTTCGAGCAATATTGAGATGGTCTTTATCGACTATCTCGCCGATATTATAACCACGGTTGTCGAATGTCGCCATACGTTTCCTCCTAAGCCGGTCGGTCTTGCTCAATCAAAGGCAAGTATCCGTTGTCTTTTAATAGTTCATACAACCCCAGTCGACCTTTTTGCGTCCACTTGGTGTTCATCACTAATTTCTTTGAGCCATCTTTTCGTACAACTTCAGTTGTTTCTGATTGTGTCCACCCTTTTGTCTGGTGCTTTGCATATAACAACCACACGCCAGATTGATTGTATTGAACGCTTAAATCGTGCAACAACTTGTTCATCGCTAGTCCGCTCATACCGTAGTCTTTTGCGATAAAAGTGATCGTGACTAATGTTTTGTTAGACAGAATTAAGTCCGTGTAGTCAGCTTTTGGCTTTAACTCCGTAACCTGTTGCGCAAGCATTAGTTTTTCTTGACGCTCATTCTTTAAATCTGTTGCCAATCGAATGATTGTGTCTGGATTCGTTAAGACTTCTTCAATCGTCTTGTCCGTCATGTACGTGCCGTGTTTACGAATTGTTGGCAAGACTTCAGATGTGACCCACTTTTTGAAACGCTTGGCGCTATCTAGCTTGCTGCCAAAGATTAGCGAGTAGACACCCGATTCATTAACACCAACAACTCCTCGATTAGGTAGATTTTCTAAGTGGGCGTTTTGCCCAGTTAGAGTTAAACGGTCATCTGGGTCAACGTGTTGCTTAATTGCTTTCGGTGTATCTTGATAACCTAACGCTTGTGCCACGTCTTTACCTACGAACCATGCTTCGTTCTCAATAATTACTGTGCGAACCTCGTTCGCTTCAAAATTAAATACTTCTACTTCGTTCATATCTTTTCTCCTTATAAATCTAATCCGATATGTTTAATAATCCGTTGACGAATCTCAACAAGTCTCGGTGATGGGTCTCCCGCGATTGCCTTACTAATGTCGCTCTGCTTGATTTCGTAACGCTCTGCAAAGAATTTGTTACTCAAATCTAAATCATTCATGCGATTGATGATTTTCTTTTTTTCTTGCTTCAGCATTTCCTGTCCTTGTGTCATTGCTTATTCTCCTTTCATATTTAGCAAATTAAATAGCAAATTTATTTGACAGTTCGAATATTTTAGAATATAATTGCATTATTAAAAACACTAATAACAGCCCTGTTATCACGCGGTTTATCAACTCTCACATATCTAACCGCTGGGTGTTTTTAGCAACTTTTACATCAAACATCTTTGCTACAAACAATACTTTACTCTATTATTTTAGAACTGTCAATATATAATTCTAAAATAATAGAATTTACGTATCGTTAATTTGAAAGGCTCACTATGACTATCTTTGAAAGAATTAAAGAAACATCAAAAAAAAGAGGATTGAATATCGCTCAATTAGAAAAAGAAGCTGGATTAAAAGAACGAGCCATATACGCATGGAAAAAAAGTAAACCAAGTGGTGAAGCCTTATCTTCCGTCGCAGACGTACTCCACGTATCAACCGACTACCTATTAGGACGTACAGATCAGATGAACGCAACGTCATCTGATAAAAAGGTTGCCGACATTTTAGATGACGAAACCATTCTTGCTTTTGATGGTATGGAAATTGCTGAAGAAGATAAAGAGAAGCTTCGCGAATACGCACGATTTATCATCGAACAACGCCAGCGAGGTAATAAATGATAAAAGATTACCTTTATATGCAGATAACAAGCTCCCTGGAGTCGCTGGCTTGCAATAATGATATAACATTAGTCAACGCCGAAGATTTGTCTGAAAACGTCCCTGACACAGCTCTGATTAATACACGCGCCGTTATCATGAATGAAAACTTCGATATTAATGTCGATTATACCTACAGACTCGCTCACGAACTTAGCCACATATTATATGGCGATCATGATGCACAGGCGGTTTATCAATTTAGTGAATATGGCAAGCGTGGAGAAGAATTACTAGCCCACAGAAATGCTATTAGAATGTTGATGTCGATCGAAATACCTAGTAACCCCTTTACGTTCATGAGCTATTACAAAGTGCCGTCTTGGTTAGAGAATGATGCCATACGTATTTATAATGAACTTAAAGTAGTAGATTGAAATTATGTGCCAAGCAGCCACATTAAAAGGCTAAGGAGAAAATTTTATGGCAAAGAAGATTGTTGATGAAAACGGCAAAACTTTCGTTCAAAAGAAACCGTTTTATAAGCGTGTTTGGTTTTGGATCTTAGCCGTCATCGTAATTGCTGTTATTTTTGGTTCTGCCGGCGGAGACAGAGCAAAGAAAGTTTCTTCGGAAAATACCGAAAAAACTTCAGCTAAGATAAGTAACGAAACATTTAAGGTTGGTGATACAGTTAAGGCTGACGGAGTTACATTAAAACTAAACAAAGTTGACTTTAATGACGGCAGCAGTTTGTCGACACCTGACTCTGGAAAAGCATACGTAATCGTTAACGTAACAATTACTAATGTCGATAAAAACAAAGTTAGTTACAACCCTTTGGATTTTAAGTTAGATGACAACGGAAACCAAACTGATCTTACAGAGCTTGTCATGGACGACAACGGTAACAAGATTACGAACGATGACTTAAAGTATGGAGATCTTTCTAAAGGCGCATCAGTTACCGGAAGTATGATTGGACAAGCTACTAAGAATGACAAACTAAAATTGATTTATACCGGTTCGTTGTTCTCAAATAACGAAAAAATAACATTCGACTTGAATTAATTCATGCCCTTATGGGCGTACATAATAGACAATGAAGTCTTTAAAATAAGACAAATAAAAAAGCGCGTGATGCGCTTTAGGAAAGGGATTGAATTTGTTGTTTTATAATTCATCGAACACTTCAAAATCAACTTAAACGGCCTTACTATGCTAAACCGAATATCTAACTGCTTAAAATATATTATCGGTACAGTTTTTACAATATATTTGGGTGCGTTATTTACAACAAATGGGCTCAAAAATTACTTACCTTTATTGACGTATATTCTCAACATTGTTTTATTTTTAACTATTGTTATATTAACAATAAAAGTGTTTCAATTGGAAAATGACCTGAAAGCATATGAATCGAAACCTAAGACCACAACTGAAACAAATTCGCCTCAACAACAAAATGAACTAAATATAGTAACGAATAGCATGAGTGTTTCCGTAAAATCAAATGCTGAGATTGATAATGCCGGAATTCTTAATCAGATTGACAATTTAACTAATAAATAATATTTCACTTTCCTATTTTCTATTATTTTCACTAATCTGTTTTTTCAATAAGCTAAGTTCTTTTGCCAGTGCTGCAGACCTATTCGAGTAGTACCAAACTGCTGACCATAAAGACCCAATAAAAATATAATATAAAACTGAATGAAGTTCAATCAACATAACAAAACCTCCGGAGAAAAAATGACTGATTTAAAAATAGTTGCATTTGCACCAATGCTCAATAATAAAATAACAGGAGTCTATGAATTTGATGCCCTACCTACATCTTATGCCTTTTCATTTGAAACAGGATTAATCGGTGTACAAAATGGGAAAGAATATAGACTCGAGTATGTTTTGAAAAATCAATTCAATCAAATTATTTATACTGATCAAAAACGAACAGAATTTATTTTTAGTTCCGAGCTTTCGGAAAAACAAGATCATATACTTAACGGATCAATAACTCTTACTACAATTCCTCTCAGTATTCCAGCTGGGTTAAATATATTTGATTTGAATTTAAAAATTTTTGACAGTGATAATCATGAATTACTAGCTGAGGCTAATACACATTTTGCGACAATGTTGTCTGACTAATGCTAACCTCTGCTACTATTATACCACTAATCTACAACTGTAGACTACGATCACAAAATAAAAAAAAGCACACCCCATCGGACTAAGAACAGGGTGTGCTATATAACATAAACGCACGGGGCGTTCTATTAAATTATAACAGATGTAAGCCCTCTTTTAAAGGAGGCTTTTAATATGGCGTCAATTTACAAACGTGGTAACGGCTGGACTGCTAGTGTGTCTATTCCAGTAAATGGCATATACAAGAAGAAAACCAAGTCAGGGTTTAAAACAAAGACCGCTGCCAACAAATGGGCTACCGATGCGGAAAGTCAGAAAAATAATAACGAACTGATACTCACTAGCCCTATTTTCGTTAAAGCGTTTGAAGAATGGTATCTTGTGTTTAAAGAGCCACGATTAGAAACTGCAACAAAGCAATGGTATAAACGTACCATGTCGCTTTTAACTGAAAAATGGCAAGATAAGAAAATTACTGACATCACCTCACGAGATTTCCAAAAGTTGATTAATGAGTATGGTGAAAATCACGTCAAGTCTTCGGTGGCTCATATAAAGAACATTACTAGCGCCTTTGTAAGATATGCTCTTGACGAAGATTTGTTAAAAAAAGACTTCACCAGAAACGTTAGCACCCACTCTATTGTCAAAAGCAAAGATAAACAACTCAAATTCCTAGAAATCGATGAAATGAATCAACTGATTGCAGATATAAAAGATAATGAAGCTGTGACAAGTAGAATGATATTCACTTCCATATTTTCAGGTATGCGGTTTTCAGAAGTTGCCGGACTGACGAAAGATGATTTCGATTTCGAGAACAATACAATCAACGTCAACAAATCTTGGCAAATACATGATCAAGAATTTAAAGAGCCGAAAACTAAGACATCAAACAGAATTATTACAATGCCTAAAAACTTCATGGAGATAGCTAAAAACTGGGACTTTGGAGAAAAATTTGCATTCGAGGGAGAAAACGGGACACCGCCTAGTGACAACGCCGCTAACAAACAATTGCGACGATATTTGGAAAAACGCGGAAGTAAAATTATCACATTTCACGGTTTACGTCATACACATGCCAGCTTTCTATTATCCCAGGATATATCTATTCAATACGTCAGTGAGCGGTTAGGACACGCTGACGTTAATATTACACTAAACACCTATGCGCATCTTCTTGATCGCAAACGTAACGAAGAAGGAGATAAAACAGATAAGCTGTTATACAACACGCTAAATTGA